GCAAGAGATAGTTCAGGCTGTTGTAGAAGAAGCCATAGAAGAGATAGAAGAGCTTACAGAAGAACAGGTTGAGGTTGTTGCAGAGGTATTGCAGGTACAAACAGAAGATGTTGAGATTATTGCAGAGGCTGTGAAAGAAGATGAGGTTGTTGCAGAAGCTGTTGAAGAGTACGTTGAAAGGGCTGTAGAGAATGCAGATGTGGAGAACTACACACTTGCTGATGTTGTTACAGAGGTACAGTTTGAAACATTCTTAGAGAATCCGATAGAAACTTTTGTAGATATAGACTTTGAAGAAATAAGTATAGGAAGTATAGGAGATGATATGACAAGTGACCAAAAAGAAAAAGCACAAGAAGTCGTAGTTCCCGTAATCTTGACTAGAATAGCTAGTATGGCTGCGTTTATATTTAGGAAAACGATATGATAAATAAACTTTGGAACTGGCTTGTAGAGGCTATCAAAGAAACACTTAATCTTAGTTGGACTTTAGTTGGATTAGTTATAGCCACCCTGACCCTTACGGGTTCCGCACAACAGGTTACTGGGTTAGCCACCGTAATTACATTAGCTATTTGGTTATTGACCATAGGATTTAGAAAATAATGTGGTTTGATGATGTTATACTAGATGACACTGATGATGAGATAGGAAATCATTGTCGTACGTTTTTACATCCAAATGGATATACAAATGTATCTATTTGTAATTGTAAATATCCAAGTATATAGGAGGACAAATGAAACTAACAGTAGTTAGAACACAGTTTGGCACTGATGCAACCAATGGTATTTTATTAATTGATGGTATCTTTGAGTGCTTTACATTAGAGGACCAGTATCAAGCAGTAAAAGTTATGCACGAAACCTGCATACCAGAAGGTACATACGACATTGAGTTTAGAAAAACAGGTGGCTTTCACGCCAAGTATTCAGAAAGATATAAGAATGCACACTATGGTATGTTGCATATACAAGATGTTCCTAACTTTACTTACATATTGATACACACTGGCAACACTGACGAGCATACCTCTGGGTGTCTTATTGTCGGAGAAACTCAACAAGATTTAGAAGTTTCTAAGGATGGTTTTATTGGTTCTAGTACAGTTGCATACAAAAAAATGTATGCAAAAGTAGCTAATCAACTATTACAAGGTAAGAAAGTAACCATAGAATACACAACTATAAATAAATTACTTGATAAACCTGCTGAAAAATCAGATGTATATGAAAAGTTACAAGAGATAAGCGGTGAAATCAAAGTATTAAATGCTAAACTTAGTGGTAGAAATATTACATAATGTTTGAAAGATTCAAAAGAGCAAGAAACCAGGATGGTACATTCAAAAAGGATGTATGGTGGACACCTTGGTCCGATTCGTGGGAGTATAAATTGAGCGAAGACCTCAAAGATATGCTTGAAAGAACTGCTTGGACCTTCATTGAAGCGTTCATTGGTGCATTGACAGTTGCTCCATTAGTTGGTGTAGAAGCTGAAACAATTCAGTTAGCTGCATTAGCTGGTGGTGGTGCTGCACTAGCAGTTATCAAGACATATGCTAAAAAACAAATTACAAAGTAACTGATTTAGTCATAGATAACCTGTATAATGCGATTAACAGGAAGGGCTACGTATGGCAAAGAAGAAAAAAGATTTCGGGAATAACTATTTTCCGAGTGGATGGGGTCCAAAGTACGATTTTGACGAACAATCTGGTGTCGGTGAGATAACTCACGTTGGCACAGACCCAAATTACAAATCTAAATTTGATGAAATACTATTGGAATGGGGCTTTGACCCACAATATTATGAGATAGAGGGTAAGGTCAGGGCTAGTTCCTGGAACGTACAAGTCAAAAATGAAGGTGTACAAACCTTCTATGCGTTCAAAGGTATTGTTAGAAGAAGACATCCTGAACGTGATGAGTGGTACGATAAGCTGCTCAAAGAAGTATCAAAGAAAAAACCACTTAAAAAAAAGAAACACAAAGGTAATACTGCATACATATTTACGTTAAGTGACTGGCAATTAGGTAAAGATGACCTCGGAGTAGAGAAAACGCTTGAGAGATACGACAAGGCACTTGAGAGAGCAGTAGAGGAGATTAGGTCACTGGGTAGCATAGACGAAATTTATTTGCTATCTATGGGCGATTTAACCGAAGGTTGCTATGGATTTTACGATTCTCAACCCCATAATATTTCTTTGAACCTATCTCAACAATATCATTTAGCAAGAAAGTTAATTATGAAGACTGTTGATACATTTTTACCGTATGCTAATAAAATTACACTATCAGGAGTACCTGCAAATCACGGTGAGATGTCAAGAAGTGGCAAAGGCAAGGTAGTTACATCAAGATTAGATAACTCTGACACTATGCACCTAGAGATATGTGAAGAGATTATGAATCAGAATCCTAGATATGACAAAGTAACTGTATCAATACCACAAGGTTTTCATCATACATTAGATATAAAAGGTCTTACTGTTGGATTTACACACGGTCATATGCACTCTGGAGGCACAGGACCAGAGGGTAAGATAATCAAATGGTGGCAAGGTCAAATGTTTGGTGACTTTCCTGTGGGTGACGCAGAGATATTAATTACAGGACACTTTCATCACCCTCGTATGATGCAGCAGGGTAATAGAACTTGGTTTCAATGTCCGTCAATAGATGCAAGTATAGATTTTACTGCAAGAACTGGTATGTGGAGTAAGCCTGGTGTCCTTACCTTTACAATAGATAAGGACGGTTGGGATAATTATAAATTAGTTTGACATTGATGATTGTCTTCTAATAAAACTTCACAATCCTCACAATAATATGATAGCCAAGGCACAGGATGGCTCATTCTTCCTCCGCAGGTGGTGTCCAAACAACAGAAAAATTTGGAGTTATTGATGTTAGTAGTTGTTGATTGTTTGCAATAGTCAATGCGTGAGCCGTAAATAATTTATTACCGTCTTGACCTTTTCTTTCTAACAATTCTGCTAATAACATAGCTTCAGTTGCGTCTTTTAAATTTACTCCGTCTAATACCATCATTTCTCCTTTATATCTATGTCAAATACCATTGTACCTAACTCATCTGCTCTTTTAATTAATCTTGCAACAAGCTCTACACATTGTGGAACTACGGCATTACCTAAAGCTGTAAGTTTTTCTTTTCTACCTTCGTAGTTTTCCATAGACCTTGGCATACCTACTTCCCACATATCGTAGTCTTGATAAAAATAAACTTTTGGGTCTTCGCTTAATTGTTTTTTAGGATTGTTGCCCTCAATAATTCTTTTTATAGATGGTCTTTCAGAACTTGTAAGAGGTGTACCAAATTTGTTTGTGTTACCCGTCCACACATTGACTAAACCTAATCTAGCCATCCATCTGGGAAACCCATAAGCCGTGCTACCCATCCATAGTTCAGTCTTTTCCCTATCAAGTCTGGATTCTTCTCTCCCATATCCATTTCTAATGTTGAGCCGTGCTTCCCTGCTTTGACTGACGGAGCTTGTTTGTTTATTGGCTTCGTTGCTTGACTTGCTCTCGGTGTTGAATATTGAGTTATCTTTGGATTCTCTCGTAGATTTCCTGTTGACTTTCTCTTTGACTTCTTCTCCTTGTCGCCTCTGTATAGTGCGTTCTCTAGTGCCTTGCCTGTTCGTGGGTTCAAGTAATCCATTGTGTTCGGTGTTTCCCAAGGTTCCAACTCCGAAGAATCTTTTTCTAAGGTGTGCTGCACCAACTGTTCTTGCTGATATAACTTGCCATTCAAATCTATAACTCCCGCTCTTGGCAATATCTTTGATAACTCTTTCAAAGGCTTTCCCTTTGTTTGCTGTAAATATTCCTGGGACATTTTCCAAGAGGAAGTATCTTGGTCGTAATACATCAATAAATCTCCATACTTCATCCCATAACCATCTTTCATCCATCACTCCTTTTCTTGTACCTGCTACAGACACAGGTTGGCAGGGAAATCCTGCAGTTATAATATCTACCTTTGGTAAATCCAAAGGGTTAATTTCTTCAACACGTTTATTTATTATTAAAGTGTTAGGAAAGTTTTTTTCTAGTACAGAGCAGCAGTACTCATCCATTTCTATCATCCACTCCGTTGATGTAGATAATCTAGAACGTTCAAGTCCGTACTCTAACCCACCAATACCACTAAATAAACTACCGATTTTCATTAATACTTCTTCGCATAGTTTTCATATAAGTAACCTACCTCTTTCATAATTGTATCTGTGTCAACAAACTCCGTTGTCCTTGGCATAGGTTTTGATTGCCACTTAAAATCATAATTAACTTTAACTAAGTTAGTTATGTTCCAGGTCATAATCTTAGTTCTATACTCTGTAAGATATATAAACTCCTTTTCTAATTTTTTAGCTTTCTCTGTGTTGCTATCAAACTTTTTCTTTTCTATCATCCACGGGTTGTAATGTTTATCTCTTGATTTAATCTCAATGATATAATCTTTGTTCTCACAATCATAACTAGAAAATATATCCTCGCTTTCAATAAGCTCATCCATAAACGGAAACATCTTATTGATGTACTGTATAATTTCTCTTTGCGTCATATTCTATAACGTTTCTACAATCCATACACAACCCGTCAATAATAAACGTTGGCTCACCGAATAGGTCAAACTGACCTATGTTGCAGCTACGACAACGCATCTTTCAACTTATCAATCATTTGACTTGCGTTACCTTTGGTAGCCTCACCACTTGCAAGATATTGTTTACCCTCTGCTGCAAGTTCATCTAATTTGTTATCTATAGCTTGTTCAATCAAACTTTTTATAAAGTTCTTTTGCCCGTCACTTATTGGGTCGTTCATCCACGGTCCCTCTTTTATTTCTGCCATATCTTCCTCACTTTCCATTTCTTTTGCGTCTAATATACTCATTGTATTATTTATTACTTCCGAGTTATCAGACATTTTATCAAAGTCATCTTTAAATTTATTGACATAAATATCAACAAGTTCCAAGAATTTATTAATTAATGTGTCATCCCACGTTGTTATATCATCAGTAACTTTGTTTGATATTGTAAAACGTTTCATTGTCGTGGTGTAACACTCTCGTGCAAAGTTCTTGTCATCATTGCAATATGCCAACACAAGACTTTTCAAAGCCTTTTCTGTTATTTTAGAATGGGATTTCCCAATCTCTTGTGGTTCCTCTTTTTTTGTTGGCGGTTGTTTTGCAACCTTTGACATTTCCTCCTGACTTGGTCTTGCTTTTTTACTTCCTTGGTACTTCCAATTAGCTAAAGCTCTACCAATAGCACTTGTTTCGCATACTTCCATCCAAGATGTTCTGTTAGCAAAACTCTTATCGTCTTGATACTCTTGTGCTAAACCTGTTGCTTTAGGTTCAGTATCATCTTTATGCTCATAGATTTCTGCGTAACAGATGACCATAAGTCCGTCTTCGCTGCTCTTTACAAGTTTTGTCTTTACTTTTCCATCTGGATTTTCTTTCCAGAACTTTTCTAACCTGACTTCTACTAACTCGTAGTCATCAGGATTATATCCTGCCATTATGCCTTCCTTCCTTTGCATATGTAATGCACCATTTGTCTTGATATACCACATATATCGCCAATCTTTATCATACTTACGTTATGTTCGTGATAAAGTTTGTTGATTATCGTATT